ACCTACGATCCCACGCAGCACTAGATTGCACGGCTCCGTACACAGCTGTTCCCTTGTCGTCTTGTGAAAGGTAAGCGAACGCCACTTTCAAATTGTTCGCGTAATGTGCAACTACGAACTGGTAGAAGCCGCAACGCGCACACTGTAGCGCACCAGCGGGAAGTTTACCAAGCACCACTTGTAGGTCGTACACACAATTGTGACAAATCACTTTGTCACTGTTATCTGACTTCACCGCTAGCTTTTCTACTTTAGTTCCACAAAAGCTGCACTCGTGTTCTTCGTTGACGGCAGTTAACATTTGTTTATGCGCCCAGGTTAGAAAGTCAGTCAAGGACTACATCACCAGTTGCAAAATCAGGAATTTGAGCAAGCTCTTCGTGACGTTCGCCTGCTTCGATCTCCTCCACAGTAGCACTCGCCTTTCCGCTCTGCAAAGCGGAGTCTTTAACAGGACCAGCGTAGAACTGCATGTGCCCGAAATCTGTGGCAATTTTCACAGTGCGAAGCGCAGGACCATTTCGGTTCTTGTTTATGAACAGGCGCATGACCCCGTCTTCCTTCTCATCCTTGGTCTGTGCCAAGATAATTGACATGTCAGCAGTGTATAGGCGGGAGATAGACCCTCCAATTCCCGTCTCGTCTGCTGTCTCCATTGCCATACCAGAGCGGTTAAGCTGCAGAGCGGACCATATGCGCGTGTTAAACTCCTTTGCCATACCTCGCGTAGCCTTAGCCACGGCCGCTTGCTCTTGGTTCACGTCACCGTAAGTGCGATGAGGCTTCATCAAATCTAGGTAGTCAATGATGACCAATCCAGGCGTAACACCAATAGACGCTAGTTGCTTGTAGTGCGCTTTAATAGTGTGGATGGTGGCCTCATCTTCTGGATACTCCTTGATTATGAGGTTGTTACCGAAGCGTTGGTGATACCCATGAAGCTGCTTGTACGCAGCGTCGTTCATGGATTTCAAATCGTTAGGCTTGATGTGACAAAACAAGGAGTCAAATCGGTCAGCGATGTCTTCTGCAGACAGCTCCAGTGTATAGTAAACGACCTGTTGGCCAAGAAGGATAGCCACACGACCTAACCATTCAAGGAAGATGGACTTACCACGACCTGAGCCGCCGATAATCAAGCCCATCTGCTTGGTCTTAAGACCACCAAAAGTAAGCTCGTCAAGCTCGGCAATACCGGTTGACAGCTTTCTTTCTTCCTCCCGAACTAGTCGGTTGTTTAGGCGTTCTTCAAACTCTTTGAAGTAGTTCGTACCTACAGTAAGCACGTCCATTCCTGTGTTACGTGCCTTTTCTACAACCTGAACTACCTCATCCCAGCGTTCTTCCTTTATCAAGTCCAATGAGTCAAGGATAGCCTGCTTCATGGACTGCGTGCGAATGAACTTAGCAAACGTATCTTGTATGTGCTGTTCTTCGAACGGTAACGGAGGCTTTACGATGTGAGCGTAATAACTCGCGACCTTGTCAACATCGGACTCTTTGATGACTTTGGTCTTCGCTGCTTTGATTAGCTCTTCACGAAGCGTAATCGGAGTAAGCGGAATATGGGCTGTCTTTATTTGTACAAAGTACCACTGCAATGCTCTGTTTGCAAAATGGGAAGCATCTACAGTTTCTCCAGCTATCTCTCGAAAAGAAGAGTTAGCCAACATGTAGGAGAGTACCCGTGTTTGGTACTCTTCCGTATACATCAGGGGATTTTCAGCCATTAGACTTGACTTTCTTCCACAAGGGGTCTGCGTTCAAGAACTTATCTGGAAATACAGCTAGACCGGGAAGAACTAAATTACGGTACACTTCTTCTCTAGACATCTTTTGTGCCCGCATCAAATCAGTCATTTGCTTTTCACACCTACGAAACAAATCACCAATAGGTATGTTCGCCTCTATATTGGAAGTTCGCACCTGTACAGGTTTTACTGATGCAGCGCGAACAACTGCTGCATCAGTAGTCAACTGCACTGGCTTTGGTGCTGTACGAAACTTCTCGTGAAACCAAGTAAACTGTGCACGTAAGAAAGTCTCCAAGTCAACTCCTGAGGCTTTCAGAGCTGAAGTAACACGCTTCCAAAGCGACAAGCCCTTTGGAGTGAAAGCTTGTCCAGTCATACCGTGGTATGGCTTGCGTGTGTACTCTTCCAATAAACGGTAATACGCCGAACGGGCACAATACTCTTCCAGGTGTTCAGTGTGGAGTTCCGTCTCTCCATTAAGCAATGCGCTAGTTTTCGTGGCGATATTTGCCACCCTGCGCTCATGGTTTTCAGTAGCTGCAATGCTGCGGTTCAAGGTTGCAAGGCGCTGCGCCTGAACCATGGCGATTATATCTACACCCACAGTCACCTCTTGGTCATGAGAGTTTCGTACGCTGTTTTTGCTCGCATGAACGCTTCGGAGTCCCCCCCGTGGTCCGGATGCAGTATCTTTGCGAGTTCCCGCCAAGCGGCCTTTATAATAGCCGGTGGGGCAGTGGGTAGCAAGTGAAGAACCGCGTAGGGGTCGGAAGGCTGTTCAGTACTAGCTGCGGCTGAGGCATCTATCTGCCTAATACTGTCTACATACTTTTCGTGCACATACCATACCCCGTTCACCATATTACGGTATGCATTGGGTATGGAGTACTTTATGTAGCGGAGTACTAGCTTGGTGGGGTGTGATACTCTCCACCAACCAATCCAGTCTCCGGATTGTATTGGCGTCAAGTCCATCGCAGCGATACCTCTTCGGTAGTGCGATAATTTCTGTTGTGGCTACCGATCGCTATTTGCGTAGGTCTGTACGGATTCTGAGGCTTTCCAGGAAAGTTTACTTTAGACAGCCTGCGGAGTCTAGACAACGCCAAATACGGAATGTCCACCGGCAGGGGAGACGACACTGCCATGGCGTAGCGGTTCATTTCTTGAACCTCCACACTCAGAATGCCTTGTGTAACGTCGTTGTGAATAAGAAGACCAGTGAACTTGCTTAGGTCGTCCAGGCTATATCTAGCTGGTGTACTAGGTACATAACGAAAAGGCATGCCTGTAGCTGCGTTTCGGTCTTTTCGCAACGCAAACCCTAACTTCATCCAGCCGAGAAGTTCATCTCCTGGGCGGAGGTCCGTTACTTTCAGCATCTTGCGTCCAAATCTTTCTTACTAGTGCTACATCAGGCCCACTCTGAATCAGAGGAAAACACTCTTCCTTCTTGTAGTCTTCCCAACGCTCCAAACTATGCTTGAGCAGGTAATCATTGGTGAAGTTGGCAAACTCTACTGCAATTAGTTTGCTGCCTCGCAAGCCTCTACCCAGGCGCTGCATGGTCTTGATCCGGCTCTTACGGGATCCGGCTAAAATGAGAGCATCAATTGTAGGCACGTCCACGCCTTCATCAAGGATTGTACTTGCCACTAGTACTGGCAACTTTCGCTCACCGAAGTCTTTTAGCGCATTGGCACGAACTTCCGTAGCTTCTTCACCATGGATAAACAAGTGCGGGATGAATACATCTCCAGTAGCTGTCCACAAAGCCTGGTCGATTGCTTTGCCATGCTCAATCTGCTCACACAGAATCAGCGTACTCAACCCAACCTCTTGAAAAACCTTTGTCCATTCAACGATGAGATTGAGTGCATTAGGATTGTCCACTACCCCTTGTTTGTAGGCAGACGCATACGCCAGTTTCTTGGGTAGAACAGGCGCGGTTATCTTCGAGAAGATAACATACGTTTTAGCGCTGATACCGTTCTCAACCAAGAACTTGTTAGGGATGTCCACAATGACAGGACCAATTGTCGCAAGAAGGCGTAAGTTAGCGCCATCGGTACGGTCCATAGGAGTGCCACTAAGGCCGTACCTGTAGTTAGCAGGACATGCAGTACAAACATCATACCAGGTTTCACTACCTGCATGATGGCAGTTATGCGTGAGCAGTCCATTCGCAACAAACGTATGGTCTTCCTCTACTTCGAACTCTACGGTGTTCAAGGACAGTCCTGTGTCAACTTTCGTAACTAGTACGGGACGAGCGTTTACACTACTGGCGATAGCGGTCACCTCTGAATCGAACACAGACGGAAGTCTGCCGTGTCTCTTAGAAGCCAACTGCTTTCTTGGCAAGAAGCCAGGGCACAAACTGGAAAACTCAGTTGTGGACACACTGGGGACTACCACTCTGTATCCAGGATTCTGTTGTGACTTCTTAGGGCAGACTTGCAGTCTAGCGGCAATATTATTGTCCCGCAAAAATCGCTGTAGGGCAACCGTCAACTCATAGCAAGTGGTTTGTATACCACAACGATTGCTCTTAAGGTCAACAAAGCCCTTAGCGTCGAACAACCCAGAAATATAAGACCGCATGTTAGGATGCAGAGGCAAATGCTTATACTTGTTCTGCCGAACGCTAAAGCCCAAAGCAGCCAAGTCCAACAGGAAAGCATCTGAGGAAACGGTAAGTGTGTGACCACCTCGGGCATTTGTGGACACGCACGTTGAGGAATCTGGATATGCCTTAGTAAGCAAAGAGGGCACTACTGTTTCCCAGAACTCGAAGTCTTTCCTGTAGGAGAAGCGGACCTTGTTCGTGCTGTGCCAATGTCCACCACCGGCAAACAAGCCTGCCAAATATGCGGAAAGGCTGAAATCAGCCAAGGGCCTAGAGGGAGACATGCGTTCTAGCAGAACATCGTCAACACTAACGCTATCTGCGTAGATATAGGTAAGCTTGCCGTTACGAACAACGGCTATTGGGTGCTCCACAGAGCACAACAAAGAGAGCCCATCACTTGCGTGCAGTTTGACGCCCTCTCTTGTGTGGGCGGTAACTCGCGTGACCGGCTTCATTCCGGAATGAGTTACAACTACATCTCCTACCTTGATATCCTTGGCGTAGGAATACCCAGATTCCGTGGAAATCACAGAGTATTCGTCCACACATTCGTCCACGAAAAGAACTTCGCAACCCTTGAGAAGGTCCTGGCACGACTGTTGTTCAAAACGAGACTCAAGCGTGTCAACGGTGGCGATTGTAACCCAGGTTCCTGGATTCCAAACTCCATCTCCGACGATTCCAATTTCCTCTTCCGTTGCTCCCAAGCGCTTCATGAAGCGTGCACGGGACTGATGCAGGAGTTCCCTGGTGGTGACCATGAAAATAGTAGGCATTTCCAGATAGCGTGTAATTGCGCACGCCACCTCGGTGTTGTGTGTTACTGTGAAATCACCCAACAGGAATCTACCGTCTCCATCTAGAGTGAACCCCGCGTAGTCACCTACACCAAGCGGCTCAACGCGAAAACCAGTGTTCAGGCGATAAGGTTGTTTGCGCTTCTTAGCTTGCTTTCGAGGAAGACGCGTAGGGATCTTGTGTAGGTCGCCGTAAATGTGAAGCCTGTGGTAAGTGACACCGTTCACGACCTTCGGCTTCACATTCACTCGAAAGCCTAGCGAACGAGCAAGATCCCGAATACCCTCAGCGTAAGTAGCTCGTACTTGCGTGATCTCAAACCACTTAGAGTTCACCTCCAAGTGGCCGTCAGTATCCAACAAGCCTGCAAGAAACAGTAGGCGCACACGCTCACTTCCGCGAAGACAAGACAGTGGCAGAGTGGAAGCATCTCCGCACACCCTACGCATTTCCGTGAGTAGAGGATTCGTCTCCCCACGAGGAGTAACAAGAGCATAGGTATCTGCTCGTCCTGAAGACTCGGATGCATACTTGATGAGATTCAACGACCAAGACTTGCAGGTGTCGGAAAGCAGGTCCGCGATCTCTGAATCCATCATGGTAACTTGCACGCCCTGCTTAAGGTCCTTGCGCCCGTCTCCAAACCACACACCCAAGAAATACGGGTCAATCGAAGGATCCTGAATAGCCGGATAGTTAACGCCCGTGCTGAACTGTTTCAACAGTCTGCGACGATTCGTAGACAACTTAAAGTACTCGGGAAGCTCAATATCTACAACTTCGTTGGCGTGCTTACCGGTACGTCTAG